GTCTCACATTATGCAGCACTTGCAGTTTATGGCTAATGAGGCGTCGCAAGAACAGATACCGGAAGAAGTCCAGCAGCAGATACAGGAAATGCAGCAGCAAGGACAGTCAGGCGAGATGCCTCCAGAGGAAATGGCGGCAATGCAGGCAGATATTCAAATGATGCAGGAAGGTTATAGTGCTCCGATAATGGCGCAGCTTACTCAGGACCTATTGGCGTCGATTGATACTGGGTCAGAAGAAGATCCATTGGTTGCCATTAGGCAGCAAGAGCTACAGCTGAGAGATAAAGAGATAGACCAGGATGCTGAGCAGTTTGAGAAGAAGCAAGACTCTAGGCAGAATGAGAGCCTGCAGGATGTTGCTATAGCTCAGCAGAGAATCAATACGACTAAAGAGGTCGCTGACGATAAGTTGGGCATAGCTGATCGCCGTTTGGATCAACAAGCCAATCTAAAGCTGGCCGAAATGAGAGCCAAATTTGGAGGTATAAGATGACTACAAGTTATATTTTACAATCCCAGCAGGAGCTGCGTGATCTGAAAAAAATGGAGCGTGATGCTGAGTCTTTAATACAGGCGCAAGCGGTTGCAAACGCTGAGGCTAAAGCTGAAGCAAGCAAAGCCTGGAATGCGTCAAAGACTGATCGAGTTAATGGTACTGTTCCAGCACCTGTAGAGTTAGAGCGTGCTAGGACTGATGCAGGCCATTTTGTGGCAGATGATCCAGCAACTCCTGATGTAAATGAAGCGTATGTTCCTAAGAAGAAGGCTGCACCTAAGAAGAAAGCTGCAGCAAAACCTAAAGCCAAAGCTAGGAGTAAGAAGTAATGCCATTAGATAAAGGTAAGAAATCGGTAGGTAAGAATATTAAAAAACTCCGGTCTGAGGGTAAGCCTCAAGCTCAAGCTGTTGCTATTGCGATGAAGACCGCTAAGGGTATGAAGATGGGCGGAGAAGTTAAGCGCATGAAGACCAGGGGCACCGGTGCTGCTACTAAAGGCTTGTACTATTACGAGAAAGTCTGATGGATGAATTGAATCTGGCTAGTCGCATAAAAAGGACTATAGCTGATCGTCGCATGCAGATTCAAGAAGTGCTGATGAATGGTATGCTCAAAGATATAGATCATTATAAAAGTTTGCAAGGTCAACTAGAAGTGTTAAACTTAGTAGAAATGACCATAAAAGACTATTATAAGGAGAACAAGTTTGAGTAAGAAGAAATCCAGTATTGACAGTGCTTATGTCGAGGGTGATGAACGCACCTTAGATCCGCGATTGATAGAGCTAAGCCTGGTTGAAAGGATGCCCACGCCTACCGGTTGGCGCATGCTTGTTTTACCTTATGCCGGCCAAGGCCAGAGCAAGGGCGGTATTGCCTTGACGAAGGAAACTTTGGATCGTGAAGCCTTAGCGACAGTTGTTGCTTATGTAGTCAAAGTGGGCCCTCTATGTTATGGCGACAAGGCAAAGTACGGCGATACGCCGTGGTGTGTCGAAAAAGACTGGGTTCTTATTGGTCGATATTCTGGTGCCAGGTTCAAATTAGAAGATGGTGCTGAAGTCCGCATTATCAATGACGATGAAGTCATTGGTACTATCCTTGACCCTGACGACATAGTGAGCTTCCGATGATTGAGAATAACCAAGCTGAAGAATTAGAAACAAACGACGAAATTCAGATAGAAATTGTTGATGATCCACCTGAAGGCCAGGAGGTAAAATCTAGCTCTGAAGAAGAGCTTGAGAATTACACCAAGTCTGTCAGCAAAAGAATCAACAAGCTCAATGCTAAGAACAAGCAGGCAGAAGATCGTGCAATACAGCTAGAACACATTGCTGTCGCTAAAGAGCAAGAACTGCAGCAGTATCGAGCTTACACCGCCCAGCAGGATAATGTGGTTCTTAGTAAAGAGTCTGAGGCGCTTCAAGCAAAAGAAGCTCAGATAGATGATGTTTATAAGAAAGCCGTCCAAAGTGGCGATGCTGATCTTATGTCTAAAGCAACTACTCTAAAGAATGATATCTCTATACAGAAAGAGCGTCATCGTGTTCAACTTGCTAGAGCTCAAAATCAAGCTCAATCGCAAGTACAGGCGCAGGACCAAGGGCAGTATCAGACTTATAATGAGCAGCAAGGCCAGCAACAGCAGAAACCTGTTGAGCCCACGAGCGAAGCCTTAACCTGGCACGAGCGCAACCAGTGGTATGGCGACGGCGAAAACCCAGAGAACTTGCAAGCAACCCAGTTTGCTTACTTTACTCACTTTAATTTAATCAACGAAGGTTTTGAGCCCGACAGTGATGAATATTACGGTGCATTGGACACTCGCGTCGGAAAAGTATATCCTAATCTGGTTACTGCTGAATCTAGCGGTAATAACGCTGTACAAAATGGAAGCAGGCCCGCCGTGCAAAGAGTCTCTTCCTCCGCTTCCCCTAGCGGACGGCAACAAACACGAGGCAACAGGAGCGGTGTTACTTTTAGTAATTCTGAAGTTGAACGGCTTAAAGGCTTAAAGCCTCATAACATGAACATGGAAACATGGTTACGTCATGTAGCGAAAGAGAAGCAAAAGATCTCAGCAAGGGAGCAAAAGTAAGATGACAGAATCTAAAGCAAACCGTAACTCGCGTGAAAGTGGAGCGCACGATAATCAGACTCGACGCAAACCTTGGCGACCTGTAAGAAAGCTGGAAACACCTGAGCCACCTCCTGGTTATACCTACCGGTGGATTAGGGAATCTATGTTGGGAGCGGAAGACAGAAGTAATGTCTCTCGCCGCATTAGAGAAGGATGGGAACTCGTAAGAGGCACCGATCTTCCTCCAGAGTGGGCTGAAAGCCTACCGACAATGGATAACGGCAGACATGCAGGCGTCATATACAACGAGGGGCTTCTCCTCGCAAAAATGCCTAATGAAACAATTAACGAGCGGCGCGATTATTACGATGGTAAGACTCAAGCAGCTAAAGACGCCCTAGACAATAATATGTTTGGGGATGCTCAAAAAGATAATCGTTATGTTAAGTATGATGCGAAACGGGATGCTCAAGTAACTTTCGGACGTAGATGAGGAATTCAAAATGGCGAATAAAGACGCTGCATTTGGAATGAAGCCAGTCAGAATGATTGGTGGCGCACCTTACTCAGGCGGTCAGAGTCGATATCGTATTGCAAATAATTATGATACTGCAATTTTTCAAGGCGATATGGTCACTCAGGTCACTGGTGGGGGCATAGCAATACACGCAGACGCAGGCACTGTGCCTATAGTTGGTGTGTTTAACGGTTGTCAATACACAGACCCCACCTCTGGTGATCAAGTGTATAGCAACTATTACCCTGCAAGCACTGCTGCTGCGGACATCATCGCTTTTGTTATAGATGATCCTATGGTTGTGTTTGAAATTCAAGCCGCGATAGCTTTCCCAGTCGCTGACTTGTTTGGAAACTTTGATATTGTTTATACAACAGCTGGATCTACCTTGACCGGTATCTCTGGTGCTGAATTGCAAGTAACGGATGGTGGCACTGCGCTTACCTTGCCCGTAAAAGCAATCGACATATCTCAGGACCCGTCAAACTCGGACGTTGCCGCTGCACACACTAATGTGCTTGTCGTCATCGAAAACCATGTATTCGGCATTAAAGGCGCCGGATTAGCATAAGGAGAGTAACTAATGGCTATTTCAAGAGCACAACTAGCTAAAGAGCTTGAGCCTGGCTTAAACAGTCTCTTCGGTATGTCTTACGACAGCTACGAAAAAGAGTATGAAGAAATCTTCGCTATTGAAGATTCTCAACGTGCCTTTGAAGAAGAGGTACTGATTACCGGTTTCGGTGCAGCACCAACTAAGACAGAAGGCCAAAGTGTTGTTTTTGACAACGCTTCTGAGTCTTATTCAGCACGTTATACCCACGACACGATTGCACTAGCATTCGCTCTTACTGACGAAGCCGTAGAAGATAACCTCTATGACTCACTTGGTAAGCGTTATGTTAAGGCCCTCGCTCGCTCTATGGCTAACACCAAAGAGGTCAAAGGTTCTGACGTACTTAACAACGCATTCAGCAGCAGCTTTACTGGAGGAGACGGTGTATCTATGATTAACACTGCTCACCCATTAGCTGGCGGCGGAACTGCGGCTAACCGCGCAACTACTATGGCGGACCTGAACGAGACATCTTTGGAAGATGCGTTGATTGATATCAGCACATTTACCGATGATAAGGGATTAACCATCTCTGTCCAGGCCACTAAGTTGGTTGTACCACCTCAGTTAGTGTTTGTTGCTGACCGTATCCTGAACTCGCAACTACGTTCAGGTACTGCTGACAACGACGTTAACGCTATCAAGAACACAGGCGTATTGCCTGGTGGTTACACGGTCAATCATTATCTGACTGACCCTGACGCCTTCTTCTTGCTAACCTCTGTCACTGACAGCGGCGAAGGCTTGAAGATGTTCCAGCGTACTGCGATGGAAACTAATATGGAGCCTGACTTCAGCACAGGAAACATTCGATATAAGGCGCGTGAGCGTTATTCGTTTGGTTTCTCTGACTGGCGCGGCATTTACGGGTCGCAAGGCGCGTAATAACCATGTTGTTTAGAAAGGGGCCTTTTGGCCCCTTTTTTTATGCTTTGCTTTTTTTTACAATTACTTTAAACTGATATTACCGTGAAAACTTTATTTCACACCGACAGGCACGGCTGACGCTTACGGAGACGGTGTGATACAACTAATCTCTCGTAAGGAGAAATAATATGGGCAACACAACTTTTAACGGACCAGTTCGTTCACAGAATGGCTTTGAAGATATTACTGTAGCCGCAAGCACTGGAGTTGAAACTACCAACTCTACTTATGGCACTAATGCTGCTGTCGGTGGAACCATCACTGGCAAAAAGTCTATTAACACTGACTTTAACGCTTCAAGTGCTTTGACACA